TAAACGAATCGAATTAGCTCCCATCGTAACGGTTAAAACGTTTCCTGTATATGATGAACCGTTAATCCAAAGATAACCCACCATCGTGGTTGAGTTCGTCGTTACTGTCAATGGATATGAAACAGGAGTTCCGCCATCTTCTGATACAGTTATTTCTGAATCGACGATTAAAAAAGGTACAGCAAAGGATCCTGTCCTTGATATTTGAAATGTATCACCGTCAAGCATGAAATTCGTTGATGGATAATCTGGATTCCCGCCCTCTTCATATTTGCCATATCCTTCAATAGCTAACAATGTATTCGTCAAATTAGCAATCGTTTCTGTATCGTCATTGTAGGTTATATCATATTTTGCCCAAACCGTGGTATTTCCGCCCGCTATCAAACCAGTTGATGCATTTGACAATAAGTCTCCGGTTAAAAAATCATGAATTTTAGATGATATATCAATATTCAATTCTGAGGTTGAGGTTGATGGCACTTTTTTCGTCAATGTATAATTCGGAGATACAGGTGGTGATGCCTGAGCTCCCGTCCAAATATACAATTCTAACGTGACGCCAGTCGTAGTCAATGGAAAATTTATCGGTACATTTATGTAATGAGGTGAACGTGTTAAAATCATCTTAATATTATTTGTTTATCTATTATAGCTTCGATGTCATCGCCTGCAGCTTTTTCTATTAAATCAGGTAACAATTTGAATAATCTTTCAAATGGTTCAGTAAAAAATAAAGAAGGTTTTATACCCATTTTAAATATATGATTTGCCAATGCAAATTGTAATGATTTCCGCGATGCAAAAGCTCCCGTTGATGTGCGAGGTGCTAAACCTGTACGAACTGACCATCCTGAAAATGCTGAAGCGGGTGGTTTTTTTGTTGTATAAGAATAAGGCGTATTGTATTTTTTTACAGTACCTGAAACTCCTTTGTCGCGATATAACCCATAATCTTCCATGACAAATGTCGATGATACAAATTCTTTTTCTACAACCGTTGAAAATGCTAATGATTTGTATAAACGTTTGCTTGAATTTATGCCACCAGAATTCAAATTTGATTTCGCTTCTCGAATCGTTTTTTTCCAAAAATCTTTTAATACTTTATTTATATTCTGAGCACTCATGGACAAATTGAATGTATGATGTTTGGTACTTCAATATCGAATGACATTTGCCACCCTACAATCGAATTAATCTCGTTTCCTACTTTTAATAAATCAGCACCGCCTTTTATTAAAATATCTTTCGTGTATTTGTCAATCACTAATTCGTCAAATGTTCGACGCAATACAGCTAACATTGTATTGTAAATATCTAATTCATTTGAATTTCCTACAAATTTATCTACAACAATATCAGGCGATTGATTTACTTGGTCTAATGCCTGTAATTGAATATTCATTATGGTCACGTTTTCAACAAAATTCCCTGTTTCGATTGTTATAAATGCAATAGGATAAATCGATTTTTTATCCAAATCAATTGAACCAGCTACATCGTCATTGATAACCGTATTGACATCGACATTAGCATCTAATGACGTTTTTAATACATTTTGAACTTCATAATAAGCATTCATATTTTATTTATTTTAATGTTTGACCATTGCATATATGCAGACGCATCTTCGTAAGCACGTTTTAAAAGCAATAAATCACCACCGTTTCTAACTTCAATTTTTATATTAACTCCCTTCCTTATGTGAATGTATACCGTGACGATTGAAATCATCCTTTTTATTTTGTCACTATCCCACATTATTTTTTCACCTTATTTCGTATCGATTTTGATTCATCTTTTTTGTACATCAAGAACGTAAAAGCGGCATGGATATTAGTTTTAGCTGATTCTTCAAGTTTAAAGAAGTCGCCTCCAGCGACGCCATAAATTGATGCATATCCACCCCACTTCGCTGTAAAGTTATCATTGCTTGTTTGTCCTTCATCAATATCTTCGACATAAAGGCTTTCATATTTCTCAACAAGTCGTTGCTTAAATTGTAAAAAAAAACAATGGCAGAATTGACTACATTCATTCGCATATCTAAAAACGTTTCAGCATATTTGAAGGATCCTTCATACGGTTCGATATTATATAAATCTCCTTTTTTCATTGTCACCTTTCGAAATAAAACAGCCATTGCTTTATGCATCGTTTCCCAGTCCGTCATGTACGAGGATGCATCAAAATATTCACCCTGAGATGATTCATCTAAATCAGGTACAAAACCGAACAAAGAATTATTTAAAGAAAATGTCGGAATCAATTCGGTTATTTCTGATTGATTATCTTCGTTCAATTTATTAATCAAATCGTTAATTGTTGCAATTGCAAATTTATAATCAGCACGTTTTATTTTGCTTACATATTCATAAGGCACTTTACACAATATTTCAATAGCTTTGTCATTGACGAAATCGTTATCATCTGAATTTTCTTTTATCACTTTTTGCAATCGTTGATAGTCAGATAATTTGATGTCTGCCAATGATGTTGGGATATTTATTTCTAGTTTCATATTATAAGAACAAATTAATCGTTTTATGTTTTCGCATTATGCACAAAATTATCTAGCAACCAATTTGTGATATTATCTAATTGCTTAACTGATATAACGTGACCACCTACAAAAACATTGATTGTAGGATGATTATCGACGCCGTCTTTATTAACCCCTACGTCAGGTATAAAAAACCCGCTTATCATTTCGGTATCAATCCAAGCGTCCTTCCAACCATCGCCTGTTTCGTTTGTTACCCATAATTGAACTTTCATTGGTGCAATTTCTCTCATTTTGTTAATTTTTAAATTCCTATTCCGTTATCTAAAATTTCAATCATGTGACGAACTTCAGAACGTTCTAAAATTTGTTCTTTGTCATCGATTCGCACGAGGTAATAATTACCTTGAGGATCCTTAGATTTTCTCCTGCTTTCTTTTATTTCTATTTTCATAATTTTTCGATTTCTTGTTTTTCTTTAATTACTTCATTTTTTATAAAATGATAATTATCTGAATCTATATAAAAAGCTATTTTCTTTAGAAATTCTAACTTTTCATCAACACATATTAAAGCACATTGTTTAGCATCGTATGTTCTTCTATCAGATATAAACATAAACTTATCTACTAATTCCTTAGCTTTTAGCTTGTTTTTTTTTATTTCTATTTTCATAATATTCGTATAATTTATCAGTTAAATAAGCTGAAACGATTCCAGCTAAAATGAACATCAGCAATATAATTGCGAATACTGTTTTTAATATTTCATGTATTAAGTCCATAATCAATATAGTTTTATATGTGTTACACTTTTTATCTTACATCATAATTACCACGCATGGATGACAATTCCATCATTGCGAAATATCTGACAGCGTCGATGCCGTGATTATAATCATCTATTGGTTTGTTTAATTGCATCCCTAATTTATCCTTCGCCCATGCATAATGACGAAATTCCTTTATGAGATTTAATGACGTTTCAGTGATTAAGAAATTTTGTTCTTGCATGATGTCAATACCGAATTTAATTGAATCAGCACCCTTTTTAACCCCCATGACATTAAAGCCCCGTTGATGAGTGCCCATCGATTGAATTTCAGCTATAGATTTTGGCTCAGCTGAATCAGCCCAAATCATTTCGTATTTGATTCCTAAATCAACCATTCGTTGTTTTATATCTGAATTAAGCATTTTTGTTTCATAAATTAATTCATGCAATACAATCGAATTATTCCAATAATACAATGCAATTAAAGCCGTCGGGTCATTCGTATATCCAAAGTCAAGCCCATAACCTAATAATCGTGCTGTTTCTGGTACGACGGCAATTTTATCCCAATTATTGAATATAACTCCTTCTAATTTTCCTGTCATTCCCAACCCGTAAACTCGCCACCAATTCGCCCAATATGGTGAAATGATATTGCTATCGTCGAATATTTTATCTACCGGCAAATACGGGTCCTTGAATGCCTTGTCGCGTTTTATCAACATATCCTCAAGCGTTTCGGGTGGTATCGCTTCATTATCGAGATATGTCAATGTTAAAAACTCAGAATTTGGTTCAGTTAAAACTTCAGTATGAGCCCAAAATTCATTATCAGGGTTATAATCTAAATATGTTTGTTTTGAACGAATCATCAACGCATCTGCAATTTGATATGGGACATGATTTGCTTCATTGATAAAAAGAACGTCACGTTTGCCACTCGCTTTAGCTTTACCTGCAGTATCGAATGATTTGAATTGTATTCTTGAACCGTTTTGAAATGAATATTCCATTGGTGAACCTTTCCATCCTGATTGTCGCCATCGATTCGTTTCAGTCATTACCTGATGAAATATATCTACGCAACCATCCTTAACAGCGGGTATCGTTTCAGCGACCATTGTGATTTTTTGACGAGGATATTTAGCTGCATAATGAATCAATATCGGCACAATGCCATGAGTTTTACCTGCTGACGTTGAGCCTTGAATCACTTTTTTACGCGCTTTCATTGCACGTATTTTTTTGATTGCTGTAGTATATTTAAACGTATTTTCAATGATGTCAGTCATCCCCAAACAATGGTTGTTCTTTCGTTATTGATAATTCTTGCTGAACTTTCTCGCTGAATTTTTTTGGATTAATTTTCGACAAATACCATTTTCTTGTATCGACTTGTAAACGTCGGTGAGCAATCATATCAGCGACAGTTACTTCATCGCCAAATTTTGTTGTTTTTATAGTTGTTCCTTTTACAGGAGTGTCAGCTATTTTTAACATTTCATCGAACATCGCTTCAGCTCTAACTTCTTGCGCTTGAGCGTATTGTTTGGCATATGATTCATCTTCTCTTAGCCACCTAAAAAACATATTAACTGAAACATCCTTATTTTCAGATATCAACTCGCGTACAGGAATTTGAGTTTCAATGATATCTTGAATGAATTTATTTTGATGTTTTGTTATCTGTAATTGTGTCAACTTTTTTGAGGACACTTTTTTTCTCATTTTTCTTTTCGCCATTTTTCGTTCCCGGTTTTGAATCGATGATAAGTTGAATTTTGTCACTGATATAATCTTTAATATTAGTTAACGTGGTTACATCTATTTCGATGTTTGGATTCAATACTTCAAAAGCAACCGTTTGTATCGGTATTGACACGACCAAAACGTGGTACTGCCCTGCTAATTTACTTGTCAAATCTGTTTCTACGTTTTTCAATTGAACTTGGTCTTCGATATATGGAATGTATGCAACCAAAATTGGTTTAATAAATTTCGGTGATATGTTCCGTTCGTAATAATTTTTTTTATTTTTGTTTCGTTTCATGTTATTGTTTTAATGGTTCCATTATGTAAAATTGGTTTGGTTTGAAGTTCGTTCCACGCGCTAAAGCATGATGACGATATTTACCGTTTTTAAATAAAAAGCCTATGCGTTGAAATGTCGATTCATCGCAAAATATTATTTTATCTTTATTGTCAGCATTTTCAGCTATTTTAGCATCTAATACATCAATCAAATCATCGAGGTCTGGAGCATCTGCAATTTCATTTTCAAAATCG